CACGGCAAGGCCGTCGCTCACGGTCAAATCGTCTCCAACAAGCAAATCACCCCCGGTCGTGACCGCCCCTGTCAGCGTGGTCGTGTCCGTGACCGTCAACCGGGTTGCGTTGATCCATCCCAGGTAAACCTTCCCCAGGTCAGCCGATACGCCAATCGCCAGCCCGACAATCAGGATGATCGCCAGGCCAATCGCCCAAAGCCCTCTAAATCCCTTCGTGTTCATTCCACGTACCCCCTATTTGTTCCCTTACCCTTTCGTCAAACATCCTGACAATCGTTCGCTGTTCATCGTGCGCCACCGACTGTACGGTTTGCCAACGGCCCCGGAATAGAGGCCCCTGTACCTCAGCGTCTTGCACTTCCCGGTTGTAGGGCGCCATATCTGAGTTGCTGCCAACCCGGCCCGTCACGTCTGCGCCCCGCCAGACAACTTCCCGTGACCACGACCGCTTGAGCGTGTTCGTTCGCACATACTGCTGATTTGGCCGCGGCGGTGGGTATTCCTTCATCCGCCTGAGCAGCAGCACCGTCGCATCTGTCATGGCCCGATTCATGGCAATCTGGATGCGCCCCGGCGCCAATGCCAGCATGGCCCGTACTCTGGCGTCGTCAATGCGGATCGTGACTTCCATCAGGCCGGCTCCCCCTCGTACTGCCACGGCGAGTTAAGCGCAATGCCCTGCGTCTGCGACGTGGCCTCGATTTCGTCACACCGGCAATTCACATGAAACGGCGGCCCGGCAATGGCGCCCATCGTGGGGTGCTGATACGTCCGGCTGGCCTTGTTGCGAAAGACCCCGTGCAACGACCCGCAGATTGGACACACCCGCTCGTCTGCCGCCGTTAGCACCTGATAGCCAGTAATCACCGGGTTAGCGTCATTCACTGACCGATTGCCCTCCACGAAGATTCGGGTTGTCTCCGTGACCGCAATCCGCTTCGCTCGCGCCGGCCCGAAGGTTGGCTCTAGCTGCGCAATCAGCACCGGCAAGCCGCCGTCAGCGCCGGGCGCAAGGTCACGACCGCCCCGTGTCCAACGCAGAAAGGCGTCTGCAACCTCTTGCCTGGCCGTGTCGCACAAGTTAGGCACGCTGCCCACGGCTGCGAGGTCTGGCGACGTGTAATAGGTGTTCACCCATTCGTCAACGTTGCGATTCAACAGCTCCCACGTTGACCACGACTGCGCCGTGACAATCGCCCTGGCTGCGGCCCTCTCTGATGCCACATCCCGGTAGGAGTCGCTCAGATCGGCCCACATCCGGGCATCCTCATCGTGCCAGAACTGCCGCCACTGCGCCTCGGTGGGGTTGTAGTCGTTGCCTCGCAGTAGGCCGATAAGCCGTTCCTGCTGCCCGGCCAATGCGCCGATGTTGGCACGCTCTAGCGTCGCTTCGGCCCAGGCCCTGGCTGCCTCCGAGTCCATTTGGCGATTCAGCCTTTCGGCTGTCGCCTGGTCAATGACGCCCGCCGCTACAAGTGCGGCCAGAAGCGGATTCACCTACAACCGCCGTGGCTTTCGCTTCGGCGTCACAGGCTGCGCCGGCGCTGGCGCAACAACAGGCGCTTCGACAGGCGCCACGACCACGGGCGCTTGTACCGGCGCTGGCGCCTCAAATGACCACCGCCCGGAGGCCAGCAGGTCACGCACAAGCGACGGTGAGACAAGCGTCATGGCGTCGCCCGGCTGGTATTTCCTGGCGCCCCATTCGTGCGCCGTGACACAGTAAATCGTGATTGGTTCGCTCATGGCTGATTCCCCTCAGTAAATGCCGCAGGGTTGGCAGGTGCAACCGGCGTTTGCTGCGCTGGCGCCGCCTGCCTCAGACTTGCCGCAATCGCAGCCACTTGCATGGCCTGGTCACGGCGCTTAGACACCCGGAAGGCAGAGACTTCGTCCGGCGTGTAGCCGAGCACTTTCTGCCAGATCATTTCATCTGGCACACCGAGCGCCTTGTGCGCTGTCCCAACCTGCGATTGCATCAGTTCGCTTCTCGTGTTCACATCGGCCCACACGGGCTTGATGCGCGGCGTTGCGACCGCGGGCAGATCGCTCATACCGTAACGTTGCGCCAGACGGTAGGCCGTGTTCATCACGCCCGCCCAGGGCGCCGTGAATGCCTGCGTCCGTTCGGTCGCTTTCGCCACGAGGCCAGCCTCAAGCTGCTTGAGCGCCTCCCCGCTGGGCACCTCAGCGCCCGCAAATGGGCGCAGACGATGCGCTGGTACGCCAGACACAGCCGAGAGGGCCGAAACCATTGTCCAAACCGTTGCGATCATCGGCTGCGTGTCGGATGGCGGCAGGCGATTCAAGCGGCCGCCGTACACTTCAAGCAGCCGGCCCGGCGCAAGCTCGATGCCCGCTTCCTCGTTCTCTTCGTTGTCAGGCGCCGAAACCACGGGCGCCTGGACATTCTCCCCGTATTCAACCGACATGATGGGGAAGCCGCCCGCGGCCGCGGCCGCGAGCAGGTCGAGCATGGACGTATTCAGGCTGTCTTGCAGCGCCAATGCCGACGGGCTTAGTTCGCTCCCCCCTGGCACCCGAAACGACCAAACCGCAAACCCAATGGGCCGCCCGTCAATGCCCACCCACGGCAATGGCCACGATGGGTCTCCAGTGTCTTGCACCGGCTCCCATCCGTACGCATTGCCCGGCGCTCTCTGATACTTCCGCACCTCGCCGGGGAGGTAGACCGTCTTGCGCTCCTTGCCCGTTGCACCAGGTTTCAACGGGTCATAGGTTGTCCAGTATTTGGCGTAGTACTGCGGCAAGTGCGTCTCAGGGTCAAGGTGGGTTGTCACACCCTCCAAGCCGTCATCTTGCGCATGGACGTAAAACACAGGGCGGTTATTTTCTTCGTCCCACGTCACGAGCAGGTAAGCCACCCCATCCCGCAATGCCTTGCGGTACAGGTCAATCTGCAAGGTGTCCAGGTCGTTTTCCGTCCACCAGTCCCAAAGCAGATCAGCCAGCTCCCCTTCCGGCGTGACGTTGTCCGCTTCGCTGGCTGCCGTCTCACCGTCCACCGTGAAGCCAACGACACACAGCCGCTCCCTGATCGTGTCTACCACGTTGCGCATGAGGTTAAACGACCAGTTGGCGTCATTGCCCTGTCCCACAAGCAAACCCAGGAAGTCCCGCTGGCGTTCGCTGAGCAGCACGTCGTGATTGCCATCGTAGTAATCCCGCTGGCGTCTGAGCGTTTCCCGGTCAATCGCCTGACGGTCTATGATGGATTGCAGATGAATGAATCGTTCAACCTGCTCTGGCGTCAGCCGCATGATGTCAATCATTCAATTATGCACCTTTGCCCGCCTGGCTGTACCTGCGTCAACCCGTGCGACCACATAGCGCAAGGCGTCCATTGCGTGATCGTTCGCTTTCTCAGGTTCATCTTTCAGCCCGTCCTTCCCGCCCCGCCAGACGTAGCCCTCAAATTCGCCTAGCAGGTTGACACAGCCAGGGTCAACCGTCAGCCGTGACAACCCGTCACCTGCCGCAACCAACCGGCCCTTGACCGCCTGAATCCCCGGCATGACGGCGTTATTGGCTGGTACCGTGGGGATGCCCGCCTTGCGCATATCAGCTATCAGGCCGGCCGCCGAGGGGTCAGCGATGAACTCACCGACTCTGTATTCTACCATAAGCCGCTTGGCAACCATGACCACTTCGGCCTGTAATTGGCGGCGCTGGTAGTATTCGTGTACCACGTGTAGCCGCCCGTCGTGATCTTCCCCGACAATCAGGATAACCGCCGGGTTGGTGTAGCCCTCGTCAACTCCTGCCCATACCCGTGTCCAGGTGCGGGATGGCACCGTCTTCACATTCCGCCCCCGGTCGAATTCATCGTACACCAGGCCGTCGAAGCCGACGAACTCACCGAGTAGCTCCTGCTGCGCAAACTTCCCGGTGTAGGCCGCCTGTAGCGATTCGACGAACTCAGGCGATAGGTACGGATTGCCCGCCGTGGTTGAGCGAAAGATGGTCATCTGGCTTTGCTTCTGGTAAACCCAGTTGCGACCCTTCGGCGTCGTGGTAATCCAACATGGCCCCGCCTTCCCGTCAGCCCGCAAGCGGCCAATCGTAATCTCCCACGTCTCAGCGCCACAGAGGCTTGCCTCGTCAATCCAGGCCCACGAAATGTTAGGCCCTCGCAGCCTGTCCGGTTGGTCGGCGGATCGGAACAGCACCTCGGCCCCGTTGCGCAGCGTCAAGCGCATTTCGCTCGCGTGCGTCTCGGCGATTGTCGCCTCGGCCACCTGCCGGAAGGTGCGCAGCGTGGCGTCACGAAGCATCGGGTAGGACGGCGCAATGACCAGGCCGAGCGTGCCTGGCGTCTGGCTGTACAGCATGGCCTTAACCGCCCCGGCGTAGCTTTTGCCGCTGCCGATGCCGCCGATGAAGCCGGTAAACCTGTCTTGGCACGCTACAAAATCGTGCTGAGTGCCGTAAAGCTCAATCGTCTGGCGTTGCATCTGCCCCCATGCTTTCGGCCTTCCGGGTGATCGTCACTTGAATCGGCCCGCCGTCTGTCCCTTCCAGCCGGGTGACGCTTGGCACCTGCCCGTAAGCGACTTCGATGAACTTCTGTTGCAACCGTGGGTCTTTCGACATGGCCCACTGGCGCATGATGGCTTCGGTTACAGTCACGACGTGCCCGTCAATCACGACCGGCTGGTTGTCCCGCTTGGCCGCCTCGTGTGCTATCTCCTGGGCAAGCGAGCGCAGGGCGTCAAAGGACTTCGGCCGGCCCTTGCGGTTGATTTGCGCTTTGCGTTCCTGAAAACCGCCCTTCCCCGTTGGATTTGGATTTCTCATGTATTCTTGCTCTTAACTTGCATAACTAGCTATTTTGACAAAACCCAACCGATTTGGTATAATACAATCTAGGAGGACTGCACAATGCAAGAACAACTAGATTTATTCCAAGCCGCATCTCTCATGGGCCGCAAGGGTGGACAAGCCACAACCCCCGCCAAACAGGAAGCCGCTCGCGCCAACGGTACGCTTGGCGGAAGGCCAGCCGGCCCCCGTCTCAATCCAGACGGTATGTCAATTGACGGATGCACCATCATCTACGCCCCCAAAGGCCAAGCGGGTGAGTATTCCGCTCTGGCGACAAATCCCTATCGTGGCTGCGGCCACAAATGCGCCTACTGTTACGTCCCTGACGTTTTGCACATGAGCCGGGAAGACTTCGACGCAGGTGCCACGCCACGCCCCAACTTTCTCGGCCTGCTTCAAGCCGACGCCCGCAAATACCAGGCGGCCGGCGTGACTGAGCAGGTCATGCTCTCGTTTACCACTGACCCGTTCAACCCGTTTGACATGAGCCTGACCAGGCCCACGATTGAAACGATCAAAGGCCACGGTTTGGCCTTTTGCACCCTGACGAAAGGCGGAAGCCGCGCGCTGCCGTTTCTCGATTTGTTTCGCCCCGACCGGGACGCATTCGCAAGCACCCTGACCAGCCTTGACGATGCCTTTTCCCTGAAATGGGAACGAGGAGCCGCCCTTCCCGGTGATCGCATTGCCACGCTTCGGCGATTCCACGACGCCGGCATTTTCACATGGGTCAGCCTGGAGCCCACGCTTGACACTGATTCCAGCTTGGCGATTATCAGCGAAACACATAAATTCGTTGATCTGTTCAAGGTTGGGCGGGCTAACTACCTTCCCATGACCAACACAACAAACTGGGAGACCTACACCCATCGGGTGATTGACCTTTGTCGCAGGTTGAACGCCCGTCACTACATCAAGCACGATCTGCAGCCATTTCTGCCCGCTGGCTATCCCAATCCCCGACGGGTGCCTCAGCACCACTAAGGGGAAACGTCAGGTAATGTTTTCTGGCGTGCGAACGGTGTACAATCGTTCGCACGCCTTTTAGTGCCAGGTAGTCTTGAAAATATCGCCATCCCCGCCGAAAAAACAGGGTTGGAATTTTGCGCATCATTCCCGGTGTAAAGCCAATCTCTCGCAACATGCCCCGCGGCAGGGCACCAACTACAACCTGTGTGAACGTCACAAACACCCGCCCAGTATACCCCCGCTCAAAAAGAACCTCTAGTTGATCGAAAGGCACCCCGTAAGCGTCCAGGTCTATCACGTTGAAACGTCCCAGGTTAAGACTTTTCAGATAGGCCAGATTATCGCCTGGAAGATACAACCCGATGTCGTAATCCTGCTTATCAATCGAAATGTACCTGATTTTACGCCCGGTCTCCCGTTCAATCGCTGCCCAAATCAAGCCGCTGCCCCCGTAGCAGTCTAACACGCTCAGGTCTCCATCCGGGAGGTGAGCCAACCGCAACTTGACCTTGTTGCTCAAAAATGAGTTGTTCGTTTTCTTAGTTTGCGCCATGCTCAATTTCGATCTCAGGAATATCAGCCAATGCGTTGATCGCCTGTCGAATGTCTGCGGCATAGTCAACCGGAACGCTGATTAGAACATGAAACATTTTTCTAGCCCGGATCGTTTCTGTCGTTTCCGGTAAATCCGCTTCTGCCGCTACGCTTTCAAGTAGATTATCAAGCGCCGCTACGTCACGCCGGTATGTGTCTAACAGGTCGCCGTCCATGCCAAACTTAGTGAGCAGCCCGGCGTCCCAGTTTGCGATGGCGTCCCAGTTCCACGAACCAACCGCCCCGGCGTGAAGCGTGACTACAAGCGCCCGGCGTTCCACGTCTGACAGTTCCCGGCTGCATCGCCTGGCGTCCACCTGGTAGGATAGCCCGTGGACGGTGAGAAGCGCCGAAAGCCGCTGGTGTCCGTCGTAGACTTCATTCGACGGGCCAATGGCAACCGTCTGGACTTGCCCAAACTGTCGCCACGAATCAAGCAGCCGCTGTGCCTGCCGCTTGCTGCTGAGCCGTGGATTGTCAGCCCACGGCTGCAGCTCACCGAGCGTGACTTGGACGTTTGACCACGTGATCGGTGCCATCGTTGCCGGTTTAGCCATTTTTCCCTGCCGCTAATAGCCGTGCCTCCAACTCATCCGCCCGCCGTTTGTAATTTGTAGATTTCGCGTTATTGTTTAGGGCGGCCCCGATGGATCGAACATCGCTCTCTGCTTGGGGCAGCGTGTCACCTTCGACACTTGGGCCGCTTGTTTCACGTTTCGGGTATGGCAGCGCCAGCGGTGCGATTTGCTTGCGCATGGCGCGGTCGAGTGGGTAGAGGTAGCGGTGCTTGCTACTGCCTAAAATACGCTTGCTGTCCGGGTCAATCGCTTTTGCCGCTTGTGCGGTTGTAAGATGGGCGGGCTTTTCGTGCCTCAAAGCCCGCCCATGCCATCGCTTGCCGTTTACAATCCATTCATCGGCGGGCATCGTCATTCCCGCATAGCACCAATTCATCGCTTGATAGATGCCGCCGACATGGAAGTGTTCGGGGTCTGCAAACGAAACAATCAGGCGTAAACCCGGTGATTGTAGCTTGAGCATTTTTATCGCACGCGAAACAATCTGACTAACTGGCGACACGTGATTAGTCAGCGCAACCCGCACTAGTTCGCAAACCTCTGTCATTTTCAGCCCGTAGGGTTTCCCAATATTGTTATTAGCAGAAACATTAAACAAAACCGCACCTACAAATTGATCGTTCTCCCATGCGCCAACATGAACGATTTTTGACTTCGGCATCGTCCGGCTGTAATGCCAATGCTCGACAGCCCACTTCGCCGCCTTGTAGCTGCACCAGTCAACGCGCAGATCAACCGGGGATGAACTCATGACCACACTCAGGACAGGTTACAGGCGACTTTTGATCTAGTCGCGGCTGCTCACTTTCGTCCACCGGCTCGAAGTCCGGCGTTGTTTCGATCATGGTGCGTAGTGCGAATATGTCGGTCTGCCAGTCTGCCAGCAACTCCGCATCCATGCCCCACCCTTGCAGCGCCTCAGCATCCCACCCGCTGAGCGCGTCCCAGTCCCAAGCGCCGACCGCCCCGGCGTGGAGCATGACGACGAGCGCCCGGCGTTCTTCGTCAGTTAGCGCCCTGTCTGATTGCCTGGCGTCAACCCGGTACGATGGCCCGTGCAGCGTGAGCAGCGCCGATAGCCGCTGGTGCCCGTCGTAGACTTCCCCGCCCGGCCCGATGGCGATTGTCTGGACTTGCCCGAAGCGCTGCCAGGATTCGAGCATCCGCCTGGCTTGCGCCTTCGTGCTGAGCCGGGGATTGTCAGCCCAGGGGTGAAGGTCGCCAAGCGCAACCTGGACATTGGCCCATGTGATGGCCGCCGATACCGCCGTCACCCGAACGCCGCCGGGTTGATTGCCAATATCGCCGCTCTCAGCACTTCCAGCCTGTTCTGCTTTTGTGCGTGCTCGATCAAGGCAATTCGCTTTGCCTGCAATGACTGCGAATCGCCGAACGCGTCGTACACTTGCCGGAAATTCTCAAAAACAAGGTTGCTGAATTCGTCCGCTGTCAACCGTTCAAGGCCTTTTCTTAGTTCCGCCGTTTCTGTTGCCCGCCAAGTCCCGAACGGCACCAGGCGGGATAACTCGTTTTTTAGTCGTGCATTTTCTTGCTGTAGCGCCACAATCCGAGCAGATAGCAGATCAATCGTCTCCTGAAGCGCCTCTACCCTGGCACTAAGCCGCTTCATGTTCTCCTCCAGGTAATCCTCTCGCGTGATGATCGGGTTGGGGCGCAGCTTGTCGTAACCAATGGCGACCGCCAAGCTCACGCCGATAGCAACGAAAAATAGCACGATGTTTTCAGGTGTGAGCACGATGCAACGCCTTCCAGATAATCGCCGCCTCGGCCAGGAGAATTAGCGCCATGAGGGCGTAGTAGGCATCCGACGGGAACACCGGCCACACGTCAAACGCCTGCACGACGTACAGGGCAAAGCCGAAAACGCTGGTCACGAAGCCGGCCAGCGTCAGGCGTTTTTCGCTGCGTGTCCAGTAAAGCGCCAGGAATAGCGCCAGATAGGCCACGCCATACTGCCAGGATTGAATGACGTTGATTCTGGCCGCCGAGCCGGGCGAAGTCAGTCTCAATAGCCAGAAGCGTCCGACCATGACCAGCAACGTAAACGCCATGACCACCCGCCGGGCCTGCACGCCTGACGGAGGCTTAAAGGTGTCCAAAAGCCAGACTAGCCAAGTCCTCAATTGCTCTTTGACCATTCCCAACTCGTGACCGCTGCGTCAACCAGGCCCGACACGCCACGGAACGCAGGCGCTGGCCGGCCCATGACCGCCCGATACAGAATCCGATACGCCAGCGCCAGGTCGTCGAGGTGCCTATCTGCCAGCAGTTCGGCGCTGTAGCCGGCTGCCCTCTCCATCGCACGAAGTGCCAGCCCAAGCCACATGCTAAGAAGTCTTCGTCTCATAGGTTCCTCATAGGTCTAGGTACACTTTTCCCAGGTTCGTAAGCCCCTCGTCGGTTCAGTTTACGCCCAATTCCTCATTTTGTCAAAAGGTTTTTGCACGGATTTCAAAACTCGATTGCCAAAAGTGTTTCAATTTGAAACACGAATTGACCCTGAAATCTATTGACAAATGGTAACATATGGTGTAAAATATATCAAACCCCATAGAAATCGGCGCAGGGGACACCCGGTTGAAACCGGGTGGGGAATGCGCCTTTACCCCCTTAGTAAATACACAGAAGGAAGGCAGTATGAACACGTACAGCCGCCGCCGTAACCCGTGGAACGGCGTTAGACCGGCAAAGCCGGACAAAGACCCGGCAAAACGGGAAGCTGCGACCAGATACCATGTCCTGATCGCAGAGCTGGCCGCCAAAGGCCAGTGGGATTTGCGCCAGGACATCATCGGCCTTTGGCTTAAGGGCGCCGCCCTTAAGCATCACCCCGCTGACACCCTGCGTACAATCCAGGGCTGGGTTGATGACGCGATGCATCCTGAGTGGGCGATTGAAGCCCGCCAGGATGCCGCTGATCGGCTGGCGTTCAGCCGGGGACAGTTCTGAGGAGGGAACCATAAACACGTCAGAGCGCATTGACGAATTGGCCGCAGCCCTGGCAAAGGCTCAGGGTCAATTCCCGGCTGTCACGAAAGACAGCGCCGTGAATACCGGTAAGTACGGCTATCGCTACGCTGATTTGGCGTCTTATCTTGACGCCATTCGTCAACCAATGGCCGCCAACGGGCTGGCAATCATTCAGGCCCCGTACATCACGGGTGACGGTGTCACCGTCACCACTATGCTCGCTCACGCTTCTGGACAGTGGATTCAGAACGACCTCAGTATGCCCGTCACCGATTCCCGCCCGCAGACACTAGGAGCAATCATTACCTACTGTCGGCGGTACTCATTGACGGCCATGCTGAATCTGGCCGCAGAAGATGACGACGGGCAAGGGCAACAGCGGGTGCCACCCGTGCTCGCTCAGGCCGAACCCCAAGCACACCAAGCCGCCGAAGCGCCCGACAAGGCCAGCCCGTCTCAGCTCAAAGCCCTGCACGCCGCAGGGAACGCTTTTTACGGCAAGAACTGGGACACAAAGCGGCATGAACTGGTAAAGGCGATCACCGCTGGCCGCACCGAGTCCAGTACCGACCTGACGGTGGATGAGGCGCTGCGCCTCATCCACGGCATCAATCAAAAGGCCGACGCCCAGGCCGCAATGGTAGACCTGTTCGGCCCCGAACCCTAACCCAAGCCAGACCCCCGACTGGCGCAAAGGAGCAACCATGAGACTAGATTTAAGCGACCTGGATTTGTCCAGGAGAGATTTGTCAGAAGTAGATCTGGGAGATGCCAACCTGAATAACACCTGCTTACGAGACACCAATCTGCGCGGCGCCAACCTGTTTGACGCAGACCTGACCGGCGCCGACCTGCGCGGCGCAGACCTGACCGGCGCCAACCTGTTTGACGCAGACCTGACCGGCGCCGACCTGCGCGGTACCAACCTGAGTTGCGCCAACCTGTTCTGCGCCGACCTGCGCGGTACCAACCTGAGTTGCGCCAACCTGTTTGGCATCGACCTGTTTGGCACCGACCTGTTTGGCGCCGACCTGACCGGCGCCGACCTGCGCGGCGCAGACCTGACCGGCGCCGACCTGACCGGCGCAGACCTGACCGGTGCCAGGTGGGATAAGTCCACCATATGGCCGAAAGGATTCACTCCCCCGGAACGGAAAACATCATGACCGAAACCACGCCAAGGCTTTGAGTTAAAAATGATAGGTCAACAATCGCTCTTTCCGCCAGAGGTAACCCTCCCGTTACACAAGCGAGTAACGGTAGAAATCATTACCCTGGCTCAAGCGCGATATGTACTTGAGAAATTACATTACCTGCACCGATGCCGAACGGGACGCCAGATCAACTACGCCGTCTTGATTGACGGCGTAGTAGATGGTGTTATCACAATGGCCTATCCCAGCGGGGCCATGACGCTGTTCGGTTTGCAGCCGGGCGAGTTCGTTGAGTTTGCCCGGCTCTACCTGGCACACAACATACCGCATTCAGCCAGTTGCGCTATCGGTAAGGTACTGCGTCGGTTTCGTGATGATTGGATGCGCCTCTTTCCAGATGCAATCGAACCTCGTCTGGTGGTTTCCTGGTCTGACCAGGAATACCACAAGGGCACGATTTACAAGGCGGCGAATTTCCAATGGGTGAGAGAATCCCCAGGGGCCGCAGCCGGTGGCCTTCGTCGTGGACATAAACGATGGGGCGAACGCGGCAGGTATGCAGACCTGGGGCACAAAAAGGACTGCTGGATTTTTTGGCTCAGCCCGCGGTAACCAGCCGCAGCCAGACCCCCGAAACGTGATAGTATGGTAATACTATGGACAAACTATTAACTCTCGCTCAGGCCGCAGAAATGTTAAACGTCCATCCCCGGACGTTGCGCCGGTACGAATTGGACGGCGAAATCCCGTGTGTTAGGCTCCCCAGTGGACGCCGCCGCTTTCGTCTGAGCGACATTCAGCGCATGATCGCCCCAATCGAATCAAACCCAGCGAGCAATGACGTGCAGTAGGGGTGTCCCATGGCAGACTTCAGAAGCGTCAAAACGGCCATGTGGCGCGAAGATGACTGGTTTCAATCCCTGAAATCAGATGAGCGCCTGCTGTTCATCTACCTCTTCACGAACCCCTCGGCAAGCGTGGCCGGAATTTACAGGCTTCCACTGCGCACAATCGCTTTCGAGTCTGGCATTCCAGAGGCACGCTGCGCCGAAATCCTTAGGGCGTTCGGTCACGCCGGTAAGGCCTTTTACGAATCCGGCGTCGTTTGGGTACGCCGGATGAGAGAACACCAATTACCAGGAACCATCAGCCCGCAGGTAAAAGCTCGTCTATCGAAAGACATCGCGAGCATACCAGATTGCCCGCTGAAAACACGGTATCTGGCTGCGTATTCGCCAGATGCACCTGTATCTATACCAAATGAATACGGTATCAATACTGTATCTATACCCATTCGGCGAGTATCGCGCGATACAGATACAGATACAGATACAGATACAGATACAGAAGGGGGAGCGTCCCATGGGACATCCGTGAGACATCCATCGGACATCCAACCAGAGGTTGCGCCTACGGCGCCCCCCCTTGCCCCTTCCTCAAAGGCGAAAAAGTCAAAGGCACCCCCAGAACCAAAACCACCACCCCCGCCGGCCATTGAGGCGCTCCGGCGGATCGTGGGCATTTATCCGCCCGCCGAAACGTGGCCGGCCCTGGCTGCGGCGTGTGCAGGCTACACAGAGTCCCAAATGCGCCAAACGTATGCTGCCTGGCGCACCGTCACCCCCAACAAGGGGAACTGGTCATGGGTGACAGAATGGCTGCCCTACGGCGGCAAACCCCCGAAACCCAACGGGGTCAGGGCGCCCGTTGCGCCAGTCCAATATCAGAGGGAATTAACCCAGGAGGAACAGTATGCCCTTCTCGGAGACGAAGAACGTGAGGCCGTTGACGCCTTCCGAGCAAAGATCGGTGCGCCACCCCTTGGCCGAAGTGCTCAGCCGGATCACAGCCAACCCGCCGCAGAACGGGTTTGATGGACATGTGTCACCTCCGACCACATGCCCGTCGTGTAGAGGGACTGGGTGGTTGCAGGTGGGCGACCGGTTTGGTTGGCCGGTTTACGACCAGGGCAAGCCCCGGCTGTTACGGTGTTTGTGTCAGTCCGAAGGTGACGAGGCACGGCGGGCAGCCAAGCTCGCCCGGATTGACGGCTTGACAGATCGGGAACGCAGCATCGATTTTGCGCTGTTGGCGCAAACGTCACAGAACAGGGATGCCCAGAACGCCACCCGTGCGGCCGTCCAGCACCGTCTAGGGCCGCGGGGCTTCCTGGTCTTTTCGGGAAGTCCAGGTGTGGGCAAAACCACCCTGGCAATCTGCGCGGTCAATGACGCCAGGGCCAGAGGCTATGCCGCCGTTTACGAGACGGGCGAGGCACTGCTGCGGTACCTGCGGGCCGCCTTCGGCCCCGATTCCACCGTGTCATTCGATGACCGGTGGTCGCTGCTGGCGAATGCCACCGTACTCGTGTTAGACGAGTTGGCCCTCGACAACACTCCGTGGGCGATGCGCCAGCTTGAAGAGCTGATTGACATTCGATGGCGGCGCATTGACGACGCGCTGACCATTGTCTGCACGAATCAGCGCATTGAATCGTTCCCGCCGAAGGTGGCAAGCCGACTGGGTGACGCACGAGTGCTGCGGCCAAGTCTCGGCAGTACGGATTATAGGCGGTGGAACTGCAACGGAGAGAAATCGTGAACCTGTCTTTTACCGAAATCTGGCGTGGGCCATTGCCCAACCCAGAGTACAAATTCCACCATTCCCGGCAATGGCGCTTCGACTACGCCTGGCCCGACAAGCGGCTGGCCGTCGAATTCGACGGCGGGCAGTGGGTCGCCGTCGGTGGACGGCACAACCGGGACAGTGACCGGGAAAAGCTCAACATGGCCGCTGTCATGGGATGGCGGGTCATGCGATTCAGCAACCAGCAGTGGGAGCGCGACCCCGCTGGTTGCATGGATCTGATTCAGCAGGCGCTCGATTGGCGGGTGCCGTGAACCGCATCTTTAGCGCGCTGGTGTGGCGGGGCGAGGCAAGGCAAGGACATGAGGACATTTTACCGGACATTTTACCGGACATTTTACCGGACATTTTACCGGACATTTTACCGCTCCCCTGACGGCTCATGGTGGATCGTTGGGCCGCACGGGCTGTCACGCACCTGGAACGTGCCCCGGTGGGTGCGACTGGCGTGGTGGCTGCGCAGGATACTGAGGGTGTGCCATGTCACCCGATAACGAGGCACTGATTGAAAGCGCGCTGCGAATCAGCGCATTGGCCGCCGCCTACAGCGAGGCGGTGAAAAAGCATTTGTTTCATGGGCATAAGTGGGATGATCAAGATGCTTATTACATCATGCGGAACATGGAATCAGCCGTGAAGGACGCACGGCGGGCGATTGCAAACAAGGAAAAACACGATGCGTAACCAATGAAAAACTCGTCTACTTTTGTAAGATTTATCCCTTGACTTTTTTATATATCTATGTTATAAATAGCCAAGAAAGTGAGAGGAGAAACGAACATGGAAACCAAGACATACACCGTAACCGTGATTGCTGATAGCGATGCATTTGCTGCCATCATGCGCTTCGATCCCGAAGCCGTGATTGAGTTAGATGCCGTCAGCGACAGTATCGAAACCTACACCATCACCAGCGTTTATCCGCTTGACGCCTCACTCAATGACGCCAGGGGCGTCATTGAGTGGGACATTGAACCGGCTGAACAGACAGAGTACGTTTGCGATTTCCCCCCCGACGACCCAGAACCCCCGGATGCCCCGCGAAAATTCCAGGATTGGGACTGCTGGTATCACCCCACGCTGGGATGGCAGGAGTCAAAGCGAATTCCCAAGCCGATAACTGAAATCTCAGACTATGCTCTGACAAAGCTGATTGACGACCCCGCCGAGAGCGCCATGGCGCTCTCGGAATGGCGGAGACGTTACCCCCGTGGCGTTGCCGCCACGGGCGGTGTCAAGATATGGGCGAGTTTTTATGACAAACTCGCCCAGGAACAACTCAAATAAACTTTTCAAACGCCCAAGGTCTCGCTTGGGTATAGACCCACAAGCTGCCAGGCACCCCCGGCCTGGCTACAAGCGGAGAGACGACCATAAACGAGCTCCTCAATCTCGCGAGTAAGTTACCCGTGGGTCTTAACGACCCACGGGCGATGCAGAAGTTTGGCGCTGAACTTGCGGAACTCGAAGAAGAGTGCCGCAATGGGGACCGAATCGGTGCGCTGCTTGAGGCGGCCGATTGTTTGTACTACGCTACGAAGGCGCTGTACAACGGGCAGATTACTGGCAACGGCTTCCACGCTCGGATGAGCGTGGTCTATCGAGTATCAGGCTTTACCGCAGCTCAGGTCGAGGCTGCGGCAAAAGCCAAATACAGCCTGCGTGCTCGGCCAGGTAATCCCAAAAACGACGCCGCCGAGCGGGCGGC